CTTTGCCGGGAGGCCCTGTAGGTGAATTACCTGATAGACCTATTCCTCCTGCTTTAGCGGCTATTATGGATTTGTCACGACAAGCGGTTGAGGATGTCGCTAACCCTGGATTACCTCAAGATATCGCAGATCCTGACCTATCAGGAAAGGCTGTATTTGCCTTGCAACAAAGATTGGACCAGCAAAGTTATATTTATCAGCATAACTTTAAATTCGCCAAGCGAAGAGATGCGCAAGTATATGCGTCTATGGCGTCTTATATTTATGACGCTCCTCGCACAGTTACGATTGAAACACCGGACGGACTTACCCGACAAGTACAGTTAATGGCTACCGTTGTCGATCGTCAAACAGGCGAATCTAAAGTAATCAATGACCTAACGAATATGGAATTTGATGTATATGCTGATATTGGTCCTTCCTATGACACTCAGAAAGAGCAGACCAGAGAAGACCTTATTAAGATAAGTGCTACGCTAGATCCTGCTGATCCTCTGAGAAATACGTTAACCCTTAAAGCTTTAGAACTTATGGATGGCGTTGCCCTAGATGATGTTAGAAAGCATGTAAGAGAACGTTTACTTATCCAGGGTATTAAAGAGCCTGAGAATGAAGAAGATCTGCAAGTAATTATTCAAGCTCAGAATCAGCAATCACAACCAGATCCGGCTACATTGTTGGCTATGGCTGAGAATAAGAAAGGTGATGCGGCTATAATGAAGGAAGAAAGGCAGGCATTTAAAGATAGGCAGGACGCTATTAGCTCCAGGACTAAAAACCAGATTGACGCCTATAGAGCTGACACTGATAGGCAGTCTGTGATTGTTGATGCTCAAGAGGCAGGCGCTAAGATATCTAATACCAATATGGACACAGCTGGAAAAATAATTGATAACCAGCAAAAGAAAGTTAACCTCCAGGCATCTGTCTTAGATGCTCGTATAAAATCAATGCCTACAGAACAATTGATAGCTGAAATGGGCTTTTAATGGCTACTAAAAGAATTCTCACTGAGTTAGTTGAAAGGGCTAAAGCAGGCGATGAGCTAGCTAATCAGTACGTTCAAAAGCAGCTTACAGCCTATCACGGTACGCCCCATGATGTAGATTCGTCTTACTCGGATCTTGTCGATAAAGCTATTGATGGTGGTCACGATTCGTTGGTTATTAAAAACACCTATGATGGTTCTGGGGTTTTGACTGATTTAAAAGTGGTTTTCGATCCTTCTAAAATACGCTCAACACAAGCAGCCTTTGACCCTGCCAAAAAAGACTCCTCTAACCTATTAGCCTCTCAAGTTGGTGCTGGTGGGGCTGTAGGCTTAGGTGCTATGGCTAGCGAGGATGCTGAGGCGGGGGCTTTATCAAAAACCTTTAACTATATTCATAACCTTGAAAAAAACCCTTATAAGAAGGATCAAGGTCAATTCGCTATGGATGTGGAGCCTGCTGGTCAGTATATAACTCCTGTCGATGAGCTGACTGGAGGTATGGAAGGTTATATTAGCGGCACTAAAACATTTAATAACCCGCTTGTTTTAGATTTTGGTGGAAGTTATGACGATCCTAGCAATTGGAAGAGAAGACTTTCTGAGATGTATGGAGGCAAGACAGGAAAGGAACTAACTGATGCCATAAGAGCGGATGGGTATGACGGGATTCTAACTAAAGATGATTATGGTTTGTCGGAGTCTGTTGATCTTTACAAAGGTAAGGGCGGTGTTGATATGGCGTCAATCGCAGCCCCTATTGCTACTGGCTTAGGTGCAACAATGCTACCAAGTCAGAAAGCAGAAGCCTCAGAAATCAGTGACACCCCTTATCAAGCACAAAAAGAAACAAGCCCAGAAAAGCAAGCGATGCTTGATAAGATATTTAAAAACATAGTAGGCGCTGGTGAGGTTGGTCTGTCTGTAGGATCTGGCATAGCCTCTGATGCGGTTGCTGGTCTAGGTGGTATTTACTCTGGCTTAACAGGTGGAGATGCCGCTGCAACGGTTGAAGGGCTACAGGATGCAGCACAGTTATACACTCCAAGAACAGAGGCAGGTCAAGCTCAATTAAGAGGGATTGCTGATATTATTGAGGAGACTGGCCAGTACTGGGGTCCAAGGGGTTTAGATCAATCTATTGAGAACTTTAGAACTTCGCAGGACTACTTAAACAGGCTTGGAAGCAGGGTTGATCCCAGGGTTGGTGCTGCTATGGCTACCACTCTTGGTATTCTCCCTGAGATTCTTTGATCCAAAAATCCTATCCCAGTTAGCGTTAAACTTCTCCCTGTCTACTGATCTTTGAGCATCTCCTTTACCACCATCTGATTTTCTAGTGTTCACGTTTAAACTCCTTATATCTAACAGCTTCTAGCTTATGGTTAGGGATTGTCTTTAAGTGGTTAGCGTTATTACCCCACATGGCCCGATAGTTTTTTATTGAAGGATTGGCAGCATTATCTGTTACCTGGATAAATGCGCGATTAGGCACATTCTTAGACTTAAAGTACTCAATAGCTCGTTCTTTGGTTTGTGATGATATCCCGCAAGTTAATTCCGAATGATCATCTGAAAAATATTCTTTAATCAGTAGTCTTAGCATTATCTTCCCTCCTCTGCCTGCTTGTTAGTGTGAATATTCGATCCCTGTAGTGAAGATGATTAATCTTAACCTCACCTTTTACAGCTTCCTCGTAAACCTTTTGTGGAGCTTTTCTAAACTCCTCTGCTGTTACTGTCTTTTTCATTAGTGCGTCCTAGTGCTAGCGTGAGGAGTATTGTAACCAAATAATACAGAAAAAGCACTAAATGCAATAAAATCAAAGCACTGAATGCTAACAGGACAAATAGCAATTTTACTTGTTTATACAAGGCCTATCGTTTACATCAACGAGGAAATAAAGATGGCACAAACTCTGGAAGAGCTAAAAGCAGAAAACGCTGCTAAAGAAGCGGAAGCACTTGAGAATACCGAAACTCAAGAGGTGGAAACTACCGAGGCAGAGGTTGAAGAGGAAACGCAAGAAACTCAGGAAGTTGCGGAACAGAATGAGGAAGAAGGCGAAGCCGAAACAATAGAAGCTTGGATGCAAACTGAAGAACAGACTTCAGATGGTAATGAAAAAGAATTTACGCATGGTGATATAGCTAAGGCTAAAAGCAAGCTTAAGGCTAAATTACAGGCTGAAAAGGATGAAAATGCTGAACTCAAAGAGCGTATTAAAGCGCTTGAGAGCCAGCAGGGTCAGGTTAAAACAGTTCAAACTAACGGCAAACGTCCTAGATTGGCTGACTTTGATTTTGACCAAGATGCTTATGACGATGCTATGGATCGTTGGTATGACGAAAAACTAGCCTCTAATCAAAAGCAATCCGTTGCAGCAGAAAGCCAAAAGCGAGCAGCAGCTCAACTTAATCAGGCTGTAGATCAACATTACCAAAGGGCGCAAGTTTTAGCGGATGAGAACAATATTAATCCTGAAACTTACCAAAACGCTGATTTAGCAGTTAGGACAGCAGTTGATTCTGTTCTGCCTGGAAGTGGTGATTCGGTAACGGATGGAATAATTGCCCGTTTAGGTGAAGGCTCTGAAAAGGTTATGTACTTTTTAGGTCAAAACCCAAGTGAACGCGCTAAGTTTGTCGAGAAGCTGAAAGATGACAAAACAGGAATCGCAGCCTCAATAATGCTTGGTGAGATCAAGTCCAAAATAACAGCGCCTGTAAATAGAGTGTCAACAGCTAGAAAGCCAGCGACTACCTTATCAGGTGATGGTGGTGGTGAAGTTAGTTCGAAGCTTAAACGTCAGTATGAGAAAGCCTCGGGTAACAGTGCAGCCGATTTGCAAACCAGAATAGATCTGAAGAGGAAAGCCAAGGCCGAAGGTGTTGATGTGTCAAACTGGTAAACATCAAAAGGTGAATTAAAATGGCTAGTACAGGTAAAATTGTAGAAGTCTTATTTGAGAAGACTTTAGAAACTTATGAGCATCAAATGCAGATGCTTGATTTGGTAGATCACTTCGAACCCGGTTCAGGTGATATGCAGAACGCTGATAACTTTGTATGGCGTCCTGTTCAACAACACGCTCCTATTATCAATGGTTGGGATCTCACTGGTCAGGAAACTGATATCATTGAAGAGACTTATCCTGCGATTCTAGGCGAGCCTGCTAACGATTTCTTCGAGCAACGTGCAGACGATCTTCGTGATATGCGTTTCTGGGAGCGTCGAGGCGAGCAGTCTGGTATGCGTCAAGCGACCGAATTAAATAGCCGTTTAGCTGCTTTGGTAGCTAATACTGGTTCTTTATTCTTCCGCTCTAACGCTACATCTGGCTATGACTTTATAGCTCAAGGTCAAGCAATCATGAATGAGCGCCAAACTGCTGATGATATGCGTTATTTCTTGTTAAACGATCGTGATAACTTAACGTTCGGTCAAGATCTAGCGGGTCGTCAAACTTTGCAAGGTCGTCCTGAGCAAACTTGGAAAACTGGCCAGATTGGTCAAAACGTTGCTGAATTCGACGTTTTCACTGGTTCTTTCCTTCCAACGCTTGCGGGTGGTGCTGATCCAGCAACTACTGTCACTGCTGACGTTTCAGACGCGCCCGAGGGTGGTTCTGTAAATACTGCAACAGGTGTTGTAACTAACGTTGACTATCGTATCTCTTCAGTTATCCCAGTAACTGATAGCTCAAGCTATAACGTTGGGGATCGCGTAAGCTTCTCTAATGGCGGTACTCCAGTTGAGTCTATCGGTCTTGCTGATAAGAACCCAACAGGTCAACCAATGACTTTTACGATCGTTGCTATTCCTAATGGTACTAGCGTTCAAGTATTTCCTAAGCCTATCGCTGCGGATGATGCTGGCCTAAGTGCTTTGGAACAAGCATACGCAAACATCAATACTCAGATTCTTAATACTGCAACTATGAATCGTTTGAATGTTGATGCTAGCGCTAAAGTCAATGCTTTCTGGGCTAAGAACTCTATCGAGGTAACTGGTGGCGATGCTCCAATTACTTTGTTAAATGAGTTTGGTGGTCAAAAAGTTGTATCTTCTACTATGTCAAATGGTCAGAAGATGTATATGGCTTACGATGGCAACATTGACAATATGACGTTTAAGTGTCGTTTATTTACTTGGTATGGTTTAACTAACCGCAATCCAAGTGCAAACGGTATTGCATTAACGTTCTAAGTCAAAATGGGAGGCCATCCTAACCCTCTGGGGTGGTCTCTCAAACTTTGAGGTCATAATGGCTCAATTAAGTCCTTTTACCTATCCAGATACGGGTGGGCAATTCTTTAAAGTTGATATTATCAACGATGCCTATTCTCAAATGAGGATATCTGGTTTAACTGTCAATCCCACTCCTGCTGATTTAGAGCTTGCTTTGATGAGGCTTGAAGGGATGGCAGCTGAATGGCATACACGAAACATTGTTGTTGGTTATAACTTTGAAGATGATCCAGATCCAAACTCGTTTTCTGGCGTTGAGAGAGGATTTAAGCAAGCCTTTGCTGCCAACTTAGCTGTTAGATTAGTTCCTGATTTTAATAAAGAGATCAATCCTGTATTGGTCACTCAAGCTAATCAGAGCCTTTCTAATATGAGCGGGCGTGTGGCCTTGAATAGACTTAAAGAAGTCACATATCCACGCAGACAAGCTAGAGGAAGCGGTAATACATTACGTTATAACCGATGGGCTAGATTTTATCGTCAATACAAT